GTTAAGATCCAGTTGGCCAATAATGGTGATGATTGTGTTGTGTTTATGGAGCAGAGGGATCAGGTCAAGTTTATGAGTGGGTTGGACGAGTGGTTTCTTCAAATGGGGTTCAATATGGCGGTTGAGAAACCTTGCTACCAATTTGAAGAGGTCGAATTCTGTCAAACCCATCCTGTCTGTGTCGGAGGTAATGATTATATCATGGTCCGTCACCCCAAATGGGCTGTCGCAAAAGACACGTGTTGTGTTCACAATTATATCACCCCAAAGATGTTTCGAGGATGGTTGCACGCTGTGGGTACAGGTGGTATGGCTATGACGGGGGGTTTGCCGGTTTTTCAGGAATTTTATTCCGCTTATTTGCGGGCCGGCAAATTCAACCCCAATATAGAGTCTGGCCTGTCATGGGGTGTTCGCACCCTCGCCAAAGATATGACTAGGGGGTACAGTGAGGTGCTTCCTGAAGTCCGAGCCAGTTTTTACTGGGCTTTTGGTGTTACCCCTGATGAGCAGTTGGTGATTGAGGATTTTTACAGAGGTGTGGAGATTGGGAGCTTACCTGTTGAGCAACTCACATTCCAGCCTCCTTTACCTCTGTAGCCGGCGGGCTTTAAACGTATGGGGTGTTGCGTATTAAATGGTCCAAAACGTTCCTAATTCAGGGTAAATATTTACGTGCTAAGCAAAATGCCGAACGACTGCACGGAACCTGCCTTAGGGTTGCGCAACATGAACAGTCTCTGTTGAGGTCGGGGATCCCATATAACCTCAAATTTTCAATTGGAAGTATTATTATTAAGAAAGCAAGCAATTTTTCCAATATTTATCTATTTCTATGCCTCGTCGTGGTGCTCGCCTTGTGCTGGTTCCTAAAACCAACAAGAAGAAACAGGGTAAGCGACTTCGTGGTAATAAACCCAAGGTTATAGGTACGGAGGTCGGACTCTATAGGCCTCCTAGAAACGAATTGGGTTCTCTCACCAAGAGTGTGGTTAATCCGCGTATTACATCCAGGAGACGTCGGAAGAATTATTCTGGGTTGCCCCAAGTGGTGGCCGCGTACATCGATCCTTTCGATGAGGCGGCTTACTCCGTAAGGTACCCCGATTCATATTTAGGTATGAGTTCTCCGTTTACTGGCAAATTGGTGCGCACGATCAACACGTCGTTCGCGGCAGGTGGTCTTACAGAT